TTCGGCGGTGCCGGCCTTCGACGGCCAGGCACGCCCAGTGCAGCCCTACACCCCTTCGCTCCGGCAGGCCTCGAAGGCCGACCGGGCACGGGTGCGCGACTACATCGCCACCCACTGAAGACCTCCGGCCCTGGTGGCTGGATCAGCAACAAGCCCCAGGAGGGTTCCCAATGTCCGACATCACCCCTGAGACTCCAGATCCCGCCGACTCACAGCAGCCCCAGGAGGGCGACGAGCCGAAGGTGTTCGACGAGGCCCACGTCAAGAAGCTGCGTGCCGAGGCTGCGAAGTACCGCACCGAAGCCAAGGCCAACGCGGAGGCCGCCGCCGAGCTGGCGAAGATCAAGGAAGCGAACAAGACCGAAGCGGAGAAGAACGCCGAGGCCCTCGCCGCCGCCCAGCGCGACGCCGAGAACGCCAAGGCCGAAGCGCTCCGGTTCCGCATCGCCTCCAAGTTCCAGGTGTCCGACGAGGACGCGGACCTGTTCCTGACCGGAACCGACGAAGAGACGCTCACCAAGCAGGCCGAGCGGCTCACCGAACGGGCCGAGGAACGCAAGAAGAACGGCAACCAGGTCCCCCGTGAGGGGACCAACCCCACCCAACCGACCGACGACGTGCGCGAGTTCGCACGGGCGTTGTTCAACCGCACCTGAACCAAGGAGAACCTCCCATGGCTGCATTCGCAACCGGCTCACTCACCATCCCCAAGCAGAAGATCGACCCCTGGCTGGGCAAGATCAAGAACGGCTCCGCCGTCGCCACCCTCTCGACCCCCACGCCGATGACCTTCGGCGAGGGTGAGTCGTGGACCTTCGACATCGGCGAGGCCGAGTACGTCGCCGAGGGCGGCGCCAAGGGCGCGTCGACGATCACCCCGTCGTCCAAGCCCATCAAGCCGTTCAAGTTCCACAAGACCCTCCGGTTCAACGAAGAGGTGATGTGGGCCAACGAGGACCGGCAGCTCGAGGTCATCGACGAGATCCTCGCCCTCGTGCAGCCGTCGCTGTCCCGGGCGCTCGACTTCGGCGTGTTCCACGAGATCAACCCGGCCACCGGCGCCGTGGTCGCTGCGATGAACGGCGGCCTGACCGACACCACGAACCTGGTGGAGTACGTCGCGGCCAACAAGCCCTACGTCAGCCTCGACGCCGCCGACGCCCTCGTCATGGACGACGGCTATGCGCCCCGTGACATCGCGTTGTCGCCGGCCTACGCCTCGAAGTTCTCGTCGCTGCGCGGCACCAACTCCGAGCAGAAGCTCTACCCGAACTTCGTCGTGGGAACCGAGGTCAGCGAGCTCGATGGTCACCGTGCATCGGTGTCGAACACCGTGAGCGCCACCAGCGTGCTCGCCGTCGACACGAAGGTGCTGGCGTTCGTCGGCAACTTCGACACGATCCGGTGGGGTGTCCAGAAGTCGATCGGGCTCAAGGTCATCGAGTACGGCGACCCGGACGGCTCCGGCGACCTCCAGCGCAACAACCAGGTGGCCTTCCGTGCGGAGGTCGTCTACGGCTGGGGCATCGCCGACCTCAACGCCGTGGCCAAGATCCACGACCTGGCCTGATCGTGGCGAAGTACCGCAACACCAGGACGGGCGCTCTCGTGAGCGTCCGTGACGACAAGGTGCTCGGCTCGGAGTGGGAGGCCGTCAAGGCTGCCCCCGCTCCGGCCAAGCCCACCGGCTCGAAGCGCGGTTCTGCCGCGACCTCGGGCAAGTAGCAGAAGGGGGCCGGGAATGCCTGCCGTAACGATCACGCCAGCCGACCTGGCCCCCTTCGCCACCATCGAGACAGAGAAGGCCGACGCGATGATCGCCGACGCCCTGGCACTGGCCGCACTCACGGCCCCGTGCATCACCTCCGAGGACTTCACCTACGACGCCGCGGCCAAGGCGATCATCCGCGGGGCGATCCTGCGGTGGAACGACGCCGGCTCCGGCGCCTACTCCCAGGTGACCACCGGCCCGTTCGGTGCAGCAACCGACACCCGGGCCGCCCGCAAGGGCATGTTCCTGCCGTCGGAGCTGGACGACCTCAAGGCGCTCTGCTCTGAGGGTGGCGGGGGCAAGGCGTTCTCCGTCGACACTGTCGCCACCAGTGCGGCCCATTCGGCTTCCTGCTCGCTGAACTTCGGGGCGCTCTACTGCTCATGCGGGGCCGACATCGCCGGCTTCCCACTGTTCGACCCTGAGCCGTGATCCAGTACCCGAAGGGCGAGACCGTCCAGGTCTACCGGCCCACGGCCACCAGCAGCCGCTACGGCGACACCGTCGACACCTACCCGGACGAGCCGACCCATGAGGTCGGTAACTGCGCGGTCGACCCTGGCGGATCCATCGAAGACAACGATGGGCGAACCGCAGTCGTCACCACCCCGAAGCTCTACCGGCCAGGGCCAGCCCCAGACATCCGAGCGAACGATCAGATCGTCGCACGCGGGCTCCGCTACACGGTCACCGGGGAGCCGCATGTGTACGTCTCGCCGTTCACCGACACGGCCGACGGAACAGTGATCGACCTCGAGAGGGTGGACGGCTGATGCCCAGAGACGTGACCGTCAAGCTGAACCCCGCCGGCGTCAAGGACCTCCTGCGGTCGAGCGAGGTGCAGGGCGATGTCCAGCGCCGAGTCGACCGCATCGCCGCAGCCGCAGGCGAAGGCATGAAGTCCGGCGTCACCGTCGGCCCAGTGCGCGCCCGTGGTGGTGTCTGGACTGCCACGAACCGGGCCAAGCGCGGTGAAGCCAAGGACCGCCGACTCACCCGGGCACTGGACGCCGGCCGATGACCACCAGTGCCGTCGTCGTGTTTCCCGATGCCACCGATGTCGTGTGCCGCATCCTCGACGCCGTGCTGCCGGTCCCTGTCCGGTCCAAGGCCCCGAACCCTCGGCCCGCCTCGTTCGTGACCGTCCAGCGCACCGGCGGCCCCCGCAAGAACCTCGTCACCGACAACGCCCAGATCACCGTCGAATCCTGGGGCGCAACCGAAGAGGCAGCCCACGACCTCGCCCAGCTCGCACGGGCACACATCGGCGGCGCCTGCGGTTCAGTCGTGAACGGCGTCGCGGTCTACCAGGTGACCGAGCAGGCCGGCCCCGGCGTTCTCCCCGACGACCTGTCGGACCAGCCGCGTTACACGCAGACGTTCAACATCGCCCTCCGTGGCGCCTCTCCCGCATAGGAGCACCCGTGAAGATCATCATCGCCCACCCTGCCGCCGTCGACGAGACCGGTGTCGACCTCGATGTCACCGCCGACGTGGACGACGCCACGGCGATCCGCCTGCTGCGCGACGGGTTCGCCCGTGTCCCCGAGGGATTGCCGTCGACCGTCGCAGACCTCAAGACCTACGCCGAAGCCGAGGGCATCCCCCTCGACGGCGCCAAGACGAAGGCCGAGATCGTCGCGGCCATCGAAGCCCGCTCGCCCGCCGCGCCTGACAGCGCCAACCACGAAGGAGCCTGACCATGGGCACCACCGCAAACCCACGCATCTGGGTCGACTCCACCGTCTACGCCGGCGCAGTCGGAACCACCGCCCCCACCGACGTCACCTCCAGCCTCAACGCTGCGTTCAAGGACCTCGGGTTCGTCACCGAGGACGGCTTCACCGAGCAGCGCGAGCAGGACTCGAAGGACCACTACGCGTCCGGCGGTGTCCTCATCCGCACCACCCGGTCGAAGCACAAGCGGTCGTTCAAGGTGACCACGCTCGAGTCCAACGAGCACGCCTTCCCGCTCATCAACCCGGGCTCCACCCAGTCCACGGCCACGGGCCTCACGACCCGGGCGATCTACGTCCCCGAGACCCTCGAGCGCGCCTTCGTCCTCTCCCAGGTGGACGGCACCTACAAGCGCCGGATCCACATCGCCCGCGGTGAGGTCGTCGAAGTGGCCGAGATCAAGGCCGGCGACGAGGACATGGTCATGTTCGAACTGACCATCAACATCTACCCGTCCGCCGCCGGCCTGCTCTACACGGAGATCACGACCGACCCGGCTGCGGCGGTCACTCCCTGAGTCGGCAGACCCGGGGTTCCTTGAGCGGGCGCCCCGGGTCAGCCGTTCACCAGCCCGCTCCCAACGAAAGGCCCGCTCATGACAGACCCCTTCGACCTC